GTACTGATCGTCTCTCATGCCAACGCTTGGTAGTGATATCAAAGACCAGCGTTGTTGTTGGCAGAGTGAAACCGATGAAGTATGCACCGTTCTGTGAGTATGCCCACGCATAGATGTCTTCAATCTGAGCCAGAGTAAGTTTCTGCAACAGGTTATCAATAGGTGTTGTGCTGATCTTGGCTGTGTCGTTACCGCTTAACGCCCAGATGGATGGCCCTTCATTCTCGCCGCCACCGACCCACAAAAAAGTATCCTGTGCGTTAATCAGTGAGTACGGAGCATATACACCTTTTTGGAGAAACAAACCTGTTCGCTGAAAAGGAAAGTCAGTACCGCCCACGTTTTGAAATGCTTCAATCGTCTGCGATCCACTGATGAACAACTGGTTCTTAAACACAATTGGCGCAACAGTAATGTCTGGATCAGACTCAGCAGTACCAAAGTCCAGCGCGTTATAACTCAGCCCATCGTTGGGTGCGGAGCAAATAAACTTCTTGGTGTCGGTTGTGCAGACAAAGTAGCTATCCACAAACACTACAAACTGTGGATTACCGTTGGCATCAAAGTCGGTATCTGTGATCTGAACAAAGGTATCGGTAACATGGTTGTAGATAAAACCATCACCGCCTGGCACTAACACCATCAACTGAGTGCCGTTGTCGGCCATTGATACTCTGGCAGTGCCTGTAACCGTTCCTAAAGTGTCTAGGCTGTACGTTGCAACACCACCCGCTATAGTCTCAACCACCTTGTATAACTTGTCACCATTGACCGCATAGGCGACACCAGCCATTTCATGCATACCACGGTTCTGGTTCTCAATGGTTCCTGATGACACCAGATTCACGATACCAGGAGTGCCAAACAGGTTCTCAGGACTTAGTGCAGGAGCCTCGCTGATATTTGGATACCAGTTCAGACACTCTTGTGCGCTCAGCGGTAAAGATGGGCTGGTGTAGAACCCATTGGTGATTGGTAGTGCTGGCATCAGAGTATGCTCAAGACTGCGTTAACAGCAATCACGTTAGTTGCTGCTGATTCATTTCTTACGAATATTTCCACATAGTCATCTGTGTCTAGAACAATGTTGATAAAGGTTGCTATTGCTCTTGGTAGCCCAGATGAAACAGTGTCAGTCATCTTGGTAGATACGATTACACCGTTAACCGCGATAAATATTGATAGCAGATGGTTGCTTCCGCTTGCAGCATCTAAGGTAACCAAAGCGTTGATTACATGACGACTTTGTGGGCCAGTGTGTGTGATTCTACCAGACGTTGCGCCAGTAAAGTTTGATGAAACATCACCAACAACAAATGTTCCAGCAGCCTTGACTGCGGTTGCTGTTGAGGCAATCGTTGTGGCGGTTGCGTTACCAGCCATTGTGATCGTAGCAAAGCTCAACGTCTCTGTTGATGAGATAACAACCCGTGTACCCGTTGTTTCTACCGCAATGCCGCCACCGCCCTCAATGGACACAAATGTAGGACTGGCCGCACCACCGTTTTGCACGATTGGCTCACCAACCGAGTCAATAGTAAAGTTGTGCGAGATTTCAATTCCGTCCTCTGCGCTTAGGTTCAGTGATATGCCTGAGCCTTCCTCAAGGTTACGGATGTAGTTATTCACACCGGATATGTCAAGAACAGGCACACCAGTAACATCACCGACCTGTGCAATCGTGCCAGTCACGCCTAAACCATTAAGAAAATTGGCGTAGGTTATTTGGTAGTTGTAGCCGTTGTTGAAGAAGCCGAATGACGATCCCGCCAGAATGCTTGTCTGTACGACAAACTCAGACTGTCTTACACCATAACTGCGCTCAATCATTTGTTGATACCTCTAGTGCAATCGAGCCATTAACTTCTGTAAGGATTGTCGGTTCGATCTCTGCGTAGAAGTGCAGACCGTTACCGAATTGATTGTCCTCGTTGCCAGAGCCAACAGGCAGAGTATTTGGTAGGCGAGTTGGAATGATGATCTGACCGAGATGACGCATCGCCTGCATCCCCTCACGCGCAGTCAGGGCAAGCTCAGGCGTTACAACACCACCGTAGTACGGAACAGACTGGATTGCCATGTTAGCAATGATGCCGGTCAGTGCGCCTGGCGGTACAGTAACCTCATCAGCAAGATTGCTCACAGCAGTGTACCCAAGGTTTAAACCCTTGGCTGCAAGTGAGTTCATGTAATTGTTCATGGCAAAGATAAAGTCTTGAAACTCATCAGCCTCAAGCGGAGCCTCTGATGCCTGAACCAGAATTGCCTGTAATGATGCCTTTGCTACCTGTGCCACTGTTGCCATGATTATTCAAACCTTGGTTTTGCAGTTTTCGCCGCAGTCTTAAATGCCTTGGCCGTTGGTGCGCCCTTAGTGCCAGGCTTTCTCATCTTCTCTTTCGAGCCTTCTTTAATTCGTTTGCGTTTTGCTGCAATGTTCGCGTAGAGACCTTTCATTTCTGCACCTTTGGCCGACCCTTGCGCTTCGGCTCTTCTGCCTGTGGGACATCTTGTGCCGCCTCTTTGCGCTTCCAGCCCATGTTGGTAGCAAGTTCGGCACTGCCCTCATCAACTTCTAACTCTACACCGCTTGGCTTAATCCAGATGCTTGTACTCACCATTTCTCCTTTGCAGCCCAGTAAGCCGCTGACATTTTGCCTTTGTCAATGTTAGCACGATGACGCGCCATGAAGGACTTTCTACGCGCTTTGTCTGCGTCAGATTCACCTTCTTTTTTTGGTGAACCACTTACGCCTTGTTGACCGAAACGAATTGTTTTAATTGTGTCGCCTACTTTGGCAACAACAACATGGGATTTGGTTGGATGGCTTGGTGTGCGCTTTGGCTTGTTGAAGCCCTCTACGCCAGCCCTTGCAAGTCTTGAGTCTTTTGCTTTTGGCATAGGTCACCAGCAGGTTGGTTAAAGTTAACGCACTCCCGACTACTTAACAGGAGTGCGCCATCTTTATAGCGTTACGCTCCAAACCCTTGACCGGACATCATCGGGTTGAAACATGCGTAAGCAGGCAGAAGGTCGAAACGAATCTTCTGGCTGTTAGCATCACCTGATGAGTACTTGCTGATGCGTATGCTCATACCGTCAGAGGTAGTTGCAACAGTATCAGTCGAGTACAGTTTCGGCAGCTTAACCGTTCCCATGCCAAATGCTTGCTTGGCGTAGAACAGGTTGGGCTGGTACAGAGTTGCTGTGGCAGACACAATTGTAATCACAGCGCCACTCTGAGGAGCAGCAGTTACAGTGTTGTACTGACCAGCTGCCTCGTAGATTGCAGGGCCAGCAACTACCAGTGTGCCTTCGCCTGATGCACCCAGAGTCACATCAGCAGTCACAACACCAGTCCACGCTACGTTAGCACCAGTGGCGCTGATCATCGGCTGGCGAGTAGCCAGATTCAGACGGTTGACGTTAGCAATGGTTACCAGTTCACCAGCCTTAACAACCATGTTTGCTTGGAACGCAGTGACAGCCAGAGACTGGGTCATTGTGTCCTTAGCAGTAACATAGGTTGCGTTAGGAGCAGATGACAAAGTACCAGCACGATCTGCACCAGAGCTTGATGTGAAGCTCGCCATTGTGGTTGCGCTCAATGCTCGCAGGCCACCAAAGTTAGTGCTGATCTGGGCATTTTCCCACGCTGTACGAACCAAGCTGTCTACGCTGTTCAAGCCAGACTGTGCGCTTGCCAGTGTTGCTACAGTGAATGGGTTCATCAGGTAGAAACGCTCAGTGCTTGGGTCGATACCAATGGCATCCATCGTTGCGCCAGCACCAGCTACGTCAGACCATGCGTCTACCGCAGTGCCGTGAGTACCATAACGCAGTGAAGAGTTCTTCAGCATGAACGATGCAAAGTCTACTTCAAGGTCGGTCACGATACGCCGAGCCATCGGAGCAAGGATGTCTTCGAGTTGGTCAAGTTCCAGAGCCTCTTCCACGTTGCCCCATTCGGTAGCAGCAGTGAAGTAGTTCTGCACAGTACCAGTTGCCTTACCAGCAATGATTGCGCTCTTGGTAGAGGCAGAGATGTCACCACCAGCGGTACGGATGGTGTTGTAGTCGTGTGGACGCTTGAAGTCTACAGTGCTACCAGAGGACGGGTTAAACTTGTCAGCCAGCAGTTGAGTGTTGACTGTCTTTGTGATCACTCGTGATGCTTCAAATGCATCCAGAAACACACGAGCGACCTTACGGGTTACGTTACTGCTTAAATTATTGGACATTTTCTCACCTATTCAAATGTTGCCCCCTTCGGCCCTTTCGCTTTTGCCTGTATGCCTGATGGCTGAGGTCTGCGAATTGGATCAGGAGCGTTAGTAAACTTTGGTTTCAGGGCAGTAGCCTTCGACTTGATCTCAGTAGCAATCATGACCGCAGCTCTGGTTGGGTGCATGTTCCGCAGGTTGTCTAAAAGACCAATGTTCTGCGAAAGATACTTGGTGATCAGTGGGCCGTGATCATCCTCTAGGATGTACTGCACCAATGAGTCCTCAATTCCAAACTGACCTACAATCGATCCTGCTGCCTGAAGTTCCTCTGCTTTCACTCCAAGGGTTTTAGCCCTCTGAGCGTAGCTTTGTACCTTCTCGACCAACACCTCTTGCTGCTTTTGTGCTGCCTCCTGAGCTATTTGCATCTGCTGGTTTTGCAGCATTTGCATACGCATATCATAGGCAGCAGCGGATATCAGTGCCTGCTCTCTGTGCATGATCTGCCGCTTGTACTCTTCGTCAGAGACAGCAAACGGGTCAGGCAGAGCCGGTACGTTAGGCCGCAACTGAGTTACAGGACGCTCAACTTCTTCTAGGCGCTTTCGCAGTTGTTCGGCTTCTCGCTCCATCTCTCGGAGCTTAAACGTCTTCTTGCCAATCGCTTCGTCAAAGATGCGTTGCTGCTTCTCAGTAAAGATAGGTTTATCGTGAGTCTCCTCACTATCCGTTGACGATTCGGAATCTTCCTCAACATCATCATCAATGTCGGGTTGATCTTCAGCCTGGTTAGTTTCAACTAACTCCTGCACTTGTTCATCAGGAGAATCATCAAAATCATAGTCCGCTGGTTGCGTCATAGTTTGCCCTTATAGGTGAGATGCCCAGAAAAGGTCTGGTGGCCTGTATACAATTTAACACTGTTCGTCAAAAAGGACAATAGTTAGCGGTTTTTGCCACTTGGTGTTTTTTAAATTTATCTGCGTTAATTTGATGTTACTGGTTTATGCGCCTATACTGTCTGCATGAATACAAACGACACGATTAACTTATCTGTAAACGCCATCAGCATTGATATTGATGCAGAGTCATTTCATTTGTTTCTGCAATGCACAGACTGGTTGCTGAGTGATGGAATTCCTTTTGACATCACTCTTGACCAAAAAACAAAGCTTGTAAACATGCGTGACTTTATTGAAATTGCTCTGACTCAGAAGGCCGCATAGCCATACCGCCTAAAACTGCTGCGCCGCTTAAGCCGTATAAAGGCGCATTCCCGCGAACAAATCCTTCAACTACCTGCTCTGGCGTTTTACCAGTTACTCTAGCGGTGCGCTCTACTGCCTGGTTAAATATTTCGATCATTGGCATGCCTGCTATTCCTTTGCGGCCAGCCCACATAACATCCTGTGCATTGCCAGGTAAGATCCCAAGCTCATCTGCAACACTGCCAACAACACCTTCCATGACACCATAAGAACTGCCTGGTGGCGCTTTTAAGCCTTTCTCAAATATGCCGCTCATCTGTTCGTCAATTGTTGCTCGACCCATGTCACCCAGAAAATCTGCTGAGAAGTTAAACCGTTTTGGCTGGTCTGCCGCTGAAAGGCCGCCACCTCTCATGATTATCTTATCAGCCATGTTCATGTTACCAGTTAAGAACCTGCCTCCTATTGGGTGAGGAAAATTGTATGAGCCTTTCGGCAGCGGGTTGCCTGCCTCTTTTTGAAAGTTAACAAATGAAGCCATAAGCAAATTTGCTGTTGGATCAGCACCGCCCGTTGTAGCAGCCATCGCATCAGCAAACCTGTCTCTAAATTGTTTTGGCCCCTCTGTTGGCCCAAGTATGCGGATAAATTCATCCTCAAGCTGCCCCATTGCGTACCAATTTACGCTTGTAGGAGACAATCCTTTTGCGTATGCCTCGCGCAGCCTTTCACGTATTTCTGGCGTATCAAATCTTGCTGCATACTTTTCTGCTGTATCTGCTCTTGCTGGCATAGCGTCTGTTAGCGTATTACCCTGGATGTCATAGTTTTCTGGGTTAGCAAAGTATCGCTCTTCTGGATTAAAGTATGGGGTGTAATTTCCAGCCTCAATATCCTTTTGTGCGCGGTTTCTTGCCTTTTGCAATGCCCTTTCTTCTGTAGTCAGGACTTTTTCCATAAATCCTTGTGGCTTTTTCTTGTTGCTAAAATTTAACGCCCCAGGCCCAGTTACTGGATAGGCATTTGCTATTGTTGCTGGGTCATAACCAAGTGATGGAGCAGATCTTCTAACAGCCCGACTTGCAGCATCCCCCGCCACCGGCAGCATACCCAGCATAGTCGCCCCGCCAAGTATCGCAGCAGTGCCGTAGTTGCCCTGCCGGTAAGCATCTCTTACCTCGTCAATAGCTAGGGCATCACTGACAACAGGCGTAAAGTCAGCAGCAAACCTGCCAGCACCAATAAGCCCTTCTGCTCGCCTAGTTGCTTGCGCTCTTCTGGCTGGGTCTTCACTACTGCCGCCAAACATGTCATACATGGTGTTAAACGCTTGGCCTCTAAATGTCTCTTGCGGCATAGGCGCAGTAGGCATCTGACCCTGCTGTGAGAGGATGCGATCTCTTGCGTTTGGTAACAATCTGCGTAGTGCTGACTCGGCCATGATTAATACTCCTCGTTCTCTTCTTTAGTTTCCCATGCCTGACACACTCTCAGGTTGTGGCAGACGAACTCAAACTTGGTGCAGTAGCCTCGACCACCGCCATCAGCGTCATACTCATCCTCTGGCACTACTTCCATCATCTCCAGCTTTTCAGGAGAGTTGTTGAAGTATTCGCAGTTGCCACACATCTGTCTGCGAGCCTCGGCTGGCTTTACGCTCCACGCCCTAGCCATCATGCGGTAGTAATCAGTGTTGTCGGTGATTGTTTCTTCTGGGCCAAACTTCCAGTTCTCAATCACGTTGGCTCGATTAGCCCTGTTTGTCTTAGCAGTGAGTGGCTCTTCCTGCTGGATGATTATTGTCATGCCTTCTAGTGGATTCATATGCGACCCCTGAACGGATTAAGTGCGCTCACTACTTTCATCTGGTTATCAATCTGAATACCTTCAGTCTGCACAGTTTCCTTCTGAATCTTAGCTCCCGCTTCCTGCGCCTTGATCTGGGTATTCATTCTCTGTGTCTGAGCGTTAAAGGTATCCAACTGAAGTGATGCCTGCTCTGCCTGTAGACCGGCCTGCATCTTCTGCGCCTCAAGTTGAATCTTGGCGGTATCCAGTTGCAACTTCTGCACCTCGACCTGCGCCCTCATCTGCTCTGCTTGCGCCTTAGCCATCTCAGCCTGAGCCAACAGCATGGCTGGGTCTTGCTGCTGACCCTGACCCTGTGCTTGTGCTGCTGCCTGCTGCTGCGCGATCTCTTCCTCGGTCATCTGGGACTGCGGTATCAGACCCTGAGACATCATCTGGAGACGCTTACGCTCACCAATCTGGGTAGCTGCACTGGTTGGAATAGCGTTGAGCAGGATGTCACCAGCCATGCCAATGATTGACGGATCGACCTTGGCAATCTCGATAATGGTCTCAATGGTTTCCTGCTGCCTGTTCCTAAAACTTGGGCCAGCTCGACAGGTAACACTGTACTGTCCCTTTGTCAGATCGTTGATGGTAACGATGTCGCCAGTCTGGTTATCAATGACTGGCTCGTTCAGCACCTTCATCTCTGTTGAGCCGTCCTCGTAGAGCAGCCTGACCGTTCTCTGAGCGTCATAGACCTTGGGTATTGCCTTGACCAGAATGTCGCCAGTGGACGCAATAGCGGCCTCCAAAGCCCTGAAGTATTTAATCGTGCCGTTGTCGCCCTTGGTCTGTAGACGCTCAATTGCCACGCCTGATTGTAGGCCAGGGTTATCGCCCATACTGGCAGCAAACATTCCAGCAGTCTGACCAATGATCTGACGCATTGACTCGCTGATCGTGCGTAAGCCTGGGTTAACCTGCGCCCCGCCCTGTTGCTGTGGTGCGCCAGGATTCTCTGGATCAGGGTTGTAGAACTGCACTGGGTCTGAGTTGGTGTTCAGTGTAGCCAGTGTATCCTCATGGCCTGCCGCCTGTGTCAGCGTCATCCAGTATTTAGCCCTTGGTGCAAGTGCGCCCTCTTCAATCTCTCTGGACAGCGAGTAGTTCAGAACCCTTTGCGGGTCTAGCAACTTCTCAACCACACCCCAGTATATGGTCTTGTTCTCGACAATCTTGAAGTTACCGTAGACAGGGATAATCGGCACTCGGTCAAAGATCGTATCCTGCTTCTCTTCCAGCCAATCGGTTTGATCAAAGAACCGTGAGCAGACCTTGGTTCTGAACGCCTTGCGTCTTCGCACCTCTTCGATGCCCATTGCCGCCATTTCGTCTTTGATTTTCTCAAAGTCATCATCAATAGAGTAGACAGCGCCGTTGCTCATTAGCACCAACTCAGATGCCTCCTGCTCAACGTAAAACAACTGACCCACTACAATGACCTGACCCTTGTCGTAATAAGCGTCACCCTCTCTGTCAATTGAGACAGATGCCTGTGAGCCTTCTGGGTATCTCTTGATGTACTCCTGCGTTGACATAGCATGAAGCAAAAAAGCGTACTGAGCGTCTGACTTATCTTGTAGGTATGACGCTGGGTCAAACCAGACCCTGTCGATAAAGTTGGCAACTGGCTCAATAACCAAGTCCTGATCAAACGACTGCGGGTCAGCGTACTTGTGAGAGATCATCCATCCATCGTAACCAGCAGTAGCCATGCCACGGCCAGCGTTGATGTAGATGTCCTTGGCTCGACTCATGGCCTCAATGTTACGCACCAGGCCGTCAATGATCATGGCAGTGTCTTTGGATGCCGGTCCAGACATTGGGCTGACCTTGATGTCAAAGTCTGCCTGCTCGATCTCAGCAGTCACCTGATCGACAATAGGGTTGACCATGTCGAACGTATATCTTGGCTTGCCGACATTGTTCGTCCACCAGTAGGGTTCCCACTGTCCGTCACGCTTATCGCAAAACAGATGCGCTTCTCTGGCCTTCTCACGGTTATCGTGATCAGCCTCCTGAGCTGCTGTCATCAGGTTTAGAATTGTCTGGTGGCTGGTGTAGTCAACCAGGTATTCGCCATTTTCATCAGTCGTATATGCCATCATGCCCACCCTTTAAATTTGATCTGCTTGACCGCTTCCAGCTTTGGTTTAGGTCTAAACATCGACATCATTAGCGCATCACCCATGTTAGGAGACGGTATCTCGTATGGCTTCTTCGCCATCTCGATCTTACTCATAATCTGTATCTTACCAGTATTTGTACGTTTTAGCGGTATCCGACACACTTCTGAGCGTAGCTGATCGAGTTTCTCAATACTCGATGACAGTGAGATCATCTCATCTGGATTGATGTACTCACCCTTGCTGACAGCCCTGTGCGTTGCCTCAAACCTGTCTCGCAGCCTCCAGTAGTACTGTGCGCGTTTATTAGCAAAGGTTTCTCGGTTGCTCTTGGCTCTTTGGCTACCACCATCTGAATACGGTTGGTCAGCGTCCTCTGGTGACTCTGATCCCTTGTACATAACGTAATCTATTTTCTTGTTTTCCAGTGCTGCATCAACTTGTCGTTTGAGCGATACACCTAATCCATCACAGTCCCAGACAAAGTAGTCAGCCCTGTCGCGCAGTGCTAGGTCTAAAGCCCAGTCCATGCCCTCTGCTGACTCGCCTGTGACCATCTCGCTGACATTGAGTACTACGTTACCATGTCTGACCGCATAGCCCTTAGAGTCGCCACCAGTGTCACTGGGATCGTGACTAGCAATAACTGCACCCTCTGCCTTCCAGCCCAGCTTGATATGGGAGTCGATGGCCGACTCAAACCAGTCAACAGGTATGATGGTGTCCTCGACCTCATCGTAGAACTCACCAAGCCAGATGTGCCTGTATAAAGCTGTCGTCAGGTTAGCCTGATCGTATGCCCTTTCCTGCTCAAGCACTGCTGGGAAGAATGGATTGTCGTTGTAGTTAATCCAGATGATCAGGTGTAGATCATCCTCATAGTAATGGTTAGACCTAAGCTCTTTCTCGAACGGCTTGATGAACCGTTGGCTGAACGGGTCGGCTATTGATCTTGGGTTGGCAGTCATCCAGATTTCAGAATCATCTGAGCGCAGCGTTGGTGTCAGAGCCTTAAGCGAGTCAGCAGAGATTGTCTGCGCCTCTTCTACCCAGAATCGTTTAAACCCATGCATCGACTTGATGCCTTCTGGGTTTCGTGCCAGACCTCGAAACTTGAATGCGTCCTGGTTGTTATGCAAGATGGCGTTTGACTGTACAGTGAAACCGTTTAACTCCAGCCTCTGTATCTCTCCTGTTAGCAGTGAGAGTACCGAGTCATCAATGGTCATCTGGTATTCGCGGAAGCAGGCTGTCTTGATGCCTCTGGTCTGGGCATCCATTAGGCAGATGTCGCCTACCGATTGGCTCTTGCCTGAACCTCTTCCACCTATGAGAATCTTGAACCGCTTAGGCTTGTTGATCAGAGGTAGTAGCTTACGAGGAAGCGTCACTTCTGGCATCGACAACCCTCACTGTCCACTCTGTTTTGATGGCTCCACCGTCTGCGCCTGTTAGCTCTTGCTGGATACGCTCTGAGTAACCATGCTTGGTCAGTATCAGCTTGGCAATCGTTGGGTTTAGGTCACCAGTTAAGCTGCCATTGAGCAGTTTTCTTTCCTGCGCCCTGAGACATTGTGCAACGATGTAAGAAAATTCAGGCTTTGATGGGTCGTTTGCCCAGTCATGCACGGTCTCTCTGGTTATTTTTAACTCAATGGCAAGCCCTGCCATTTGCGGTATGACATCACCACACTGTAGGTAACCACCGTCAACATAGGCTTGTGCCTTTACCAAGATGTCATCAGTGTATTTGCTAGGTCTTCCTGCTGGCATTACTCGTACCGCGCTGCTTTTGGCTTGGACTTCTTTGCCACGTTCAGGGCTATTGCTACTGCCTGCTTCTGTGGCTTGCCAGCGGCCATCTCTGTCCTGATGTTCTTGCTGACCGTTTTCTTTCCGTAACCCTTCTTCATTGGCATACATTACCCCTATTAAAAAACGCCCCATGTTTCAGGGGCGATAAAGGAACCACACACACAACAGGAAACGCCAGTCGGATTCTGGCTTCTTAAGTATCTACTAATCTGTGCCTTAAATCCACTATCCAAATAAATGTGTAATATTTGAAATAAAGTGTTGCACTGCAATACAGTCATGCTATTCTACTTATATCGGCGGCATGGTGCGGCCAAGTGGAGAAGAACATGAACAAAGCTAACATTCAAATTCGCGGTAACTGTCAGTGCTGCGGTAACGACCAAGCTGTTGTGCGCGGTTATGCAAGTAAGCACGGCT